GTAATAAAGGTCTTACCTGTTCCTGCTGCACCATATGCTACAAGATTTTGATCGTTCTTATAGCAACGGAAGAGTTCCTCTTGATTTTCTGTCAAGGGTTCAATCTTCCTCATTAAGTCTGAGTTGATTGGCTTCTTTCTTTTCATTTGTCTATTGGACATCCCAAATGGGACTGGAGATTGGGTCTTTCTTTTAGCGGGCATAAGCTATAGAGTTAAGAATTAAAAGGAGTAGTCGCGGTGTTTACGAACCGTAGCACCTGGTTGTTTAGATGCACGATCCAAGACCTCATTCCATCCACTGGATTTAGACTCACCAGTCCACTTAAACTCAGTAGACTGTCCTGCACATCCTTCTGACCAGTCCTTGTCCCATCCTGGATTCTCTTCTTTCCACTCCGAGTATGCTTTCATAGTCATACTGAGTGTTTTCTTCTCTTTTGTTTCTAAATTAATAACGGGGTATGTTGGCATAGATCAATTGTTGGTGTAAATATTTATGAAACCCATTCCATTGCTTCAGCAACAGCAGGGAATTGTTCACAGAAGATTCTCTTTGCACCTAGTGCAAGATCCATATGTTCTTTCTGTGTACCGTTTGCAGAACGCAAATCGATATAATGGATCCATGACCGAACTGAGCCTGTCATGTAAATTTTGGTGGGACATG